AAACTATTTAATATGTGTAGGAGAATTTAATGAATGGCAGTCCCAACTTTAACACCGTCAAGCGCAACAAGTGCTATAAGACTTCCGGTAACAGGTAACATAAGCAATGTTTCCTCATCGTTATCGTTTGGGATGTATCTCCGCGTGTCTGGAGCAGCTGATTTTAAAGCCGGCGCAGTTGACCAAGTCGCCTATACATACAAGAAATTAGGCGGAGACGTTCTAGATATAGAACTTACAGAAGGCAACGTTTATGCTGCCTATGAAGAAGCCTGTTTAGAATACTCATACATTGTTAATATACATCAGGCCAAAAATTCGTTATCTTCAATGCTTGGTGGGACAACAGGAAGTTTTGATCATGATGGCGTCATACATTCTGGCAGTATCAACATGGCCACTGGTAAGCCATTGAGTGGTTCTAACGTCGCTCTTAGACTTCCCAATATTGAGTTTGCATATGCAAGACGTGTTGGAGAGGCTCTTTCTACAGAGGCCGGCGTCGGAGGGTACGAAACGGTTTATTCTGCGTCCTTCAATACGATTGTAGACAAACAAGATTATGACTTGCAAGACATTGTATCAACACTCGCCAGCTCTGATGAAACTGTTCCTTATTATGGCATGGTAGATAACAGCAAGATATCGATAAAAAAAGTGTTTTACAAATCGCCTCAAGCTATGTGGAGATTCTACGGTTATTACGGCGGGTTAAACACTGTAGGCAACCTTCAAAACTATGGCCAATTTGCCGATGACTCCCAGTTTCAAATTGTACCAGTGTGGCAGAACAAGCTTCAAGCTAAAAGTTTTGAAAGTGCGATTTATACAAGGAATTCTCATTATTCATACGAGCTTAGAAATAACAAACTCAGAGTGTTTCCTGTTTGCACCGAAGTTGGCCCAAAAACAATGTGGTTTGAGTTTGTAATTCATAATAAAAATGACGCATGGGATCAGGATGAAGATCGTAAGACTAACACCACTGGCATCAACAATATGAATACACTACCTTATGAAAATATACCGTTTAATCATATAAATTCCATAGGAAAACAATGGATTAGAAGGTTCACTCTTGCATTGTGTAAAGAAATGTTAGGGTACATAAGAGGTAAATTTGCAACAATACCAATTCCTGGAGAAGGAATAAGTTTGAACGGAGATGCTTTGATCGGCCATGCGCAACAAGAACAGAGTGCACTTAGAGACGAATTAAAATCAGTTCTCGACGAACTAACGTACGCTAAATTAGCAGAACAAGAAAGCAGCATGGCTGAAGCGGCCGTAAGTCTGCAATCAAAAATACCATTAACTGTGTTCGTTGGATAAAGGAGGGCGATTTGATAAATGCCAAAATGGTCACAACCAAAGCAGCCGCCTCCTCCTCTTTTTGTTGGTAAGAAAGAACGGGATCTCGTTAAACAAGTAAATGATGAACTGATTGAGAGAGTTATCGGCCAACAAATATTGTATTATCCAATAAGTCTGGAACATACAAATTTTCATGACTTGTATGGAGAAGCACTAGTCAAGTCATTTTTACCACCAATTAGAGTATACGCCTTGATAACCTTTGGAGGAGTTCAAACAACTTTTATGAACAACGTTGGAATAGACAAAGAATCGACTATCACAATCAAATTTCACAAGAGAAGATTGACTGAAGATCAAGATCTGTTTGTTAGAGTTGGAGATTTTGTCTTGTATGGCGATATTCATTATGAAATTGTTTCCTTGGTGGAACCAAAACAACTGTTTGGTCAGATTGAACACAAATTTGAAATTTTAGCAGAGTGCATTAAAGCACGCGAGGGACTTTTCGATGCCGAGTAATATTATAATCAGTTCTAATGTGTTAGAAGAAAAACTAATTCAACCTTCTACATTAGAAAACATAGATAGAGCTTTGTTCGAATATATAGATAATAAATTTAATATCTCTTGCGATACTAATAAAGGTTTCAAAAAAGTGCCGGTCATATGGATGTCGGCTGAAAGAGCATTCCAAATAAAAAATAACAAAGAACTGCGAGATGATAAGGGAATCTTAATTTTACCTATTATCGCTGTTGAGAGAACATCTCTTAGTAATAATTTATCTAATAAAGGCATTTTTCAAGCCCATATCCCTCCCGGCCTAGATGAAAAAGGCGGCTCTATCAATATTGGAAGAGTTATAAATCAGGATAAAACTTCGAACTTTGCAAATGCAGATGCTTATAGGTTGAGAAAACAAGTTAATTATCCTAGGAAAAATGAAAAAGTTGTTTATCAAAATATTTCAATTCCAATGCCTGTGCATGTAGAGATGATGTACAAGATCACCTTAAGGTGTGAATACCAACAGCAGATGAACCAAATGGTTACTCCTTTTATCACAAGAACTGGTGCGGTAAATCACTTTCTCTTGAGGAGAGACGATCATAAGTACGAAGCATTTATTGAGGATAGTTTTACACCAACAACAAACGCTGCAAATTTAGCCACTAGTGAAAAGATGTATCAAGCAGACGTCAATATAAAAGTATTGGGATACATAATTGGTGAAGACAAGAACCAAGAGCAGCCAAAAATTGTAATCAGGGAGAACGCCGTTGAAGCAAAAATGCCACGTGAGAGAGTTATGTCTGGAGATGAACCAGAACACATTGATAAGAGAGGATTTTATAGAGAATAGTTTTACCTTTCAGGCTTTCTCTTACTATTTACTAAAGAATTGTCTACGCACATTTATTAAGGAGAATACATAGCATGTCCGAAAAAAAGTTTAATTTCGTTTCACCGGGAATATTTCTAGAAGAAATCGATAATTCACAATTACCCAATGCAGGCCCAGAGATTGGCCCAGTTATCATTGGACGAACTGAGCGAGGCCCAGGAATGAGGCCCATTACAGTTAAATCTTTTTCAGAATACGTAGAGTTGTTTGGAAACCCGGTACCTGGTGGAAAGGGCGGCGATATTTTTAGAGATGGAAATTATAGCTCTCCGATGTACGCAGGCTATGCTGCACAAGGTTGGCTGAGAAACAACACTCCTGCCACAATCGTAAGGTTGCTTGGCAATCATCACCCAAACAGAGATTCTGGCGCTGGGGTATGGAACGCTGGTTGGGACATGGGTAATATTGCCGCCCAGGAAGGCGAGGGCGACAGATTGTCGGTGTCAGCTGCTGGAGGCGGCGCCTACGGATTGTTCCTGTTTAACTCTGCCTCTAATGGGCAACAAAAATTGAACTTGGGAGCTGTATTTTATCAAAAGACCAACGCCGGCGCATTTGTATTAACTGGAACAATAGAACAAGTGTCGCAGTACGATGTCACAGCAACCACTACTGCGTCGCAGTGTATCCCGATTGCTGTAAGTACTGCTAATAGGGGCGCCGAGTTCACTGCTATGATAGGAACTCATGACCAAATTTACGCTGGTACGGCTGAAAAATTTGTTTTCAATTTTGATGAAAATTCTGATAACTATATTAGAAACGTCTTTAACACAAACTCAACAGCGGTTAACACGGCAGTTAATATTACCGAAGATGAAAAATCTTATTTCCTAGGAGAAACATATGAGAGGTCTTTATTAGCTGAGGAGACTTATGGACAATCTGGTTCTCCTCGTACTGGAATTTCTTCTTTTAACGACGTTACTCATGGTGTAGTTCTAGCTCTCAAAACTCAGGGCAACAGTTATGAGTGGGCAGATCGTCAAAGAGAAGCCTCCGCAGGTCGCACCGGATGGTTCATCGGCCAAGACTTGGGAGCCGCAGGCAGTTTTAAAGCGCCTGATCAGCAGAAACTATTTAGACTTGTTGCTCGCGAAGACGGTGATTGGACACAGAAAAATCTTAAAGTGTCTATTGAAAATATTAGACCATCGAGCAATAAAAATAATCGTTACGGAACGTTTACTGTTACACTGAGGAAAATTGAAGATTTGGATAAAGCACCGAAAGTTGTTGAGAGATTTACTTCGTGTGATTTGAATCCAAATTCTGCAAACTATGTTGCTAGAAAAATTGGTGATAAGTACGTAACATGGGACGAGACTGAAAGACGGTACCGTAACTTTGGTAATTATAGCAATACATCAAACTATGTTTATGTTGACATGAATGTTACTGTTGATCAGGGAGGCGCAGATGATCGTTTGCTGCCATTTGGCTTCTTTGGCCCTCCTAAACCTAAAGACGCCGGTACAGGAGTTAACATCGCCGCGACTGCACTATTGTCCACCGCAGACGGCGACCTCGCGACTGCAAACCAATTTACAGAAGGTGAATATGTTAAGATGATCGCCACAGATGGTACAGTGGGAGTATTTATACTTTCTGATGCCTCTGAAACCGGAGCAGTTGCTTCAGGTACTGTTTTGGCCTCGGACTCCGACTTAGGAACTGGAGTTCCAGCCGCCGCTTTGTTGGCTGCAGGCACCTGTATTGCTGTTACTTGTAACTTGAATACAAACTCACAAGCAACTGTATTAAGTGAATTTAAAGATACAATAGCGTCGACAAATTCACCATTAAAAGACAAAATTACAGGCGGTGCCATCACTGGCACTGGGGATGGCCTTCAGTCAATTCTCTTTACACAAGCAACTGTCGGATCAGCAGGAAATACAGCAATTACCACGGATATATCCCAGTTTACTGAAACCGATTTTACCGGCGGCGGCACTGGCATCAAGGTCGACGACGATTTGCCCGCAACCGACGCTTCATGGGTCACACCAGAAGAAAATAATATACCACCGGTGTCCACCCCTCTTGGAGCTGGGATACACACAACTGCTGTTCTCACAACGCCCAATCTTACGGCTTCGTTTTTGTTTCCAAAGCTTCCCTTAAAATTACAGGGAACTCAAGGAAATCTTCCGAAGCCCACTATGCAGTATTGGGGCATAGATCTGGCTAAGAGTGGTTCAACCAAATATGATCCTAGTCTCACAGAGCTTCTTAGACCGATCGGCCCAGCTGCTATCGGCCCAGACGTTTCCGATTCTGCCGCGGCCTTGGAACACATGTATGTTTTCACATTAGACAACCTCGTAGAATCTGGTAGTATTGGTGCCTCATATATGTCCGCCTCGCGAGGCACACACGTCGATGGCGCAAGTGAACGCGGCTCCATCACCTCTCACAGTGGCTCGAGCGTATTGCTGACGGGAAGTAACCATGGCTATAACCGCTTTACTACGGTCTTCCAGGGAGGATTCGACGGCTTAGATATTACAGAGAAAGATCCATTCAGAAACGAATTCATTACTGCCAATGGTTCTGATACTAATAATTATGCTTTCTATTCCATCAAACGAGCGATTGACAGCGTTAGAGATGCAGAAGTAGTAGAGATGAATCTTGCAACAATGCCTGGAATTACACAACCAACTCTCACTGAACACCTTATAAGCACTTGTGAGGCACGCGGAGATGCGTTGGCAATCATTGATCTTGAAAAAGACTACGTGCCACCTCACGAAAATGATGACACAGAAGCAAATAACAAACCAGATGTTAATCTGGCAGTTAATACTCTCAAACAAAGACAGATCAATTCTAGCTATGGTTGCGCATACTTTCCATGGGTTCAGATCAGAGATACTATTTCTAATGCGATTTTATATGTTCCCCCTTCTGTCGTCGCCTTAGGTACGATGGGCTCGAGCGAAGCTGCTCGTGAACTGTGGTTTGCGCCAGCTGGCTTTACTCGAGGCGGGTTGACTGATGGAGCATCCGGCCTTCCGGTAACGGGAGTGAAGATGCATCTCTCATCCGACGACAGAGACAAGCTTTATGCGGCAAATATTAATCCAATTGCTTCATTTCCAGCTGAAGGTATTGTGATCTTTGGACAGAAAACCTTGCAGGTAACACAGTCTGCCTTGGATAGAATCAATGTTCGCCGATTATTGATCTTTATCAAGAAGCAGGTTTCTAGAATCGCTGCAACAACCTTGTTCGAACAAAACGTTGTGGCGACCTGGAATGGTTTTAAGGGGCAAGTTGATACGTTCCTCTCTAATGTTAAGGGCGGCCTAGGTTTGACCGATTTTAGGGTTGTTTTGGACGAGACGACAACGACACCAGAACTGGTCGACAGAAACATTATGTACGCTAAGGTATTTTTGAAACCGGCGCAAGCAATTGAATTCATTGCTTTGGACTTTATCATCACAGATTCAGGAGCTTCTTTTGACGATTAGTTAAGAAACTTTTGATAAGCAACACTATTTAATATAGGTATTTAAGG